TGCAATGCCTTCAGGCGCGCAAGCGCCGCTTCCTGAACCGACTTCGGGAAGTTCGGATTGCTCGCGATATAGCTATAGGTCGCGATCTGCTTTTGGATTTCCGGGTCATTGCCAGTCGGAACGGCGCCGCGCGTCGGCGTTGCCGGAGGTGCACCAAATGTGCCCTGGTTCTGCTGCGGATTGACCTGAGGTGCAGGAGCGGCCTGTGGCGCCCCTTGAGGTGGTGCAGCTTGGGGAGGCGCAGCAGGCGCGGGAGACGCCCCCTCTTGCGGCTGGCCGGCCTTCATCCGTTGCGCAGCGGCCTGCACCACCTGCTGAACACGCTGCGAGACCGCAGGATTGAGCGTCGCGTTTGGGTCTGTCTTGGTCAGCGCCGAAACCTGCTGGATCACAGGTCCGGCCAATTCATCGGGGATACCAGCAGCAGAGACCAATCCAACGATTGAACCAGACTTATCGCCCTGCGGAGAGCCTGACGACTGTACACCGCCCTTATTGAGCGGAGGGGCTACGACAGCCGTTGCAGAACGATTGGCGGAAGGAGGGCTGACGATGGGAGATGGTTGGCTCGGCTGACCTCCTTCTAAGGTCCGAATGCCTTCCGCTGCCTGCTGGCCTGCCTTCAGTTGCTGACGCTGCAGATCAAGGTTAGATGCCGCTACGCCCTGATCAAGCGCGCCTTTCTGAAAGAGCACCTTCGACATTGCCGCAAAATCTGGCTGCCCGTTCGCATCAGTCGGAACGCCACCTTTGAAAGCATCGCGAAGGTCGTTTTTCGCCTTCTCGTCGCGCGCCTTGTAATAGGCATCAAACCCGCCAGAGAACAAGTTCGAGAAGTCCGCGCGAGAGCTTGCCCCTGCGCCACCTGCAAGGATTTGGTCAATTTCCGCCATTAAAACCACCGAACAGGCTTCCGAGGCCCTTAGCGAGCCCAGTGAGAGCACTCAACTGATTGGCGCCGATGTTGTAGTTATTCATCGTCGCCGCAGCGTTCGATGCGCCCTGCCCCGTGTAATTGGCATTCGCCGCTGTGCCTTGCCCCTGATAGGATTGATTGAGTGCGTTGGCCTGTCCAGTCGCAGCGTTGGCCGCTCCGGAGACAGCATTGGAGTTCGCACCAAGATAAGGCGAAAGACCCTGCAGATAGTTGCCGTATTGCTGACCAGCAAGGCCAGTTGCATACTTCAACGTGTCTGCATCTGCGTTGCCGCTCGCGAGATTGCCGGCGGCTGCATGCGTTCGATTAAGCGCCTGCAAGCCCTGATCAAGCGAGAAGCCATAGGCCCCGTACTGTCCGGAATTCTTGAAATTGTCAGTAGCGCGCTGTAACCCTGCTGCACCATTCGCACCGCTTGCATCGCCGTAGGCACTTGAGCCAGCCCCCGTGGATGCGATCAGTGGAGTGTAGAGACTTGATGCCTGTCCATAGCCAGATGTGATCGCATCTCGACCCTGCCCGTAAAGACCAGAGAGCGCGTCATAGCCCTGCTGGAGTCCCTGATTTCGCTGTTGGGCGGCTTGCTCGGCAGTGTCATTGCTGAAGAGATCGAAGAGCCCCATTTAATTCGCTCCTGGCGTCCAAAGCTTGGTCGTCGAGTTGTAGACGAGCACCTGACCGTTGGTCGGCGCTGTCGTTGAGACATCAGGCAATTGCGCGAGCTTTTGGTGAAACTGAAACCAGTCATACCAAACTTGGCTCATCGTTCCGGTCTCTGCATCGATCACCGGAACGTCCTTGCCGGGGAAGGCAGCCATCAGTGATTCCTCAATTGCATGTCCTGAGTGCCGCCCATGAACGCCGCGTAGATTGGGTCGGAAACACTGAGCCGCCAGCGGCGTCCCACAGAGCCCGTCATGCCACTGCGCAGCATGATAATTCGAGCCGCTTCAGCCTGTCGGCCGAGCTTGCGCACGAATTCATTGCTCCAGTTGATGCCGCCGTTATCCGACCAGGATATGCCGACGCTGGGATCGGTCGCGATCGGATCGGATCCCGTTGCCTGCCCGACGCCTGTCACGAAATTGAAGTCTGCCCGCGCAACCTTTGTTCGGTTCGGGAAATTGAGAACCGGACCGCTCTCGATTTGCATCACGAGAGGATTGCCAACCTCGTCATATGCCGTTTCGTTGATGTAGAGCAGTTGTCCGGCCTGGGTATCGCCGACGATCCATTTGCCGAAAGCCGAGATGCCACTGACAGCGCGCCATCGCGCTTGCTGGTAGCTCGACCGCTCATTCCACTTCTTCGACCCCAAGTCGAATTCCCAAGTGAAACTGTCGCAAGAAAGCACCCATTTTGGGTGCCCTTGCGAAATGTAGACCGAAGCCTCAAGCGTCGTCTTGTTCGCGATACCAGCAATCAGCCGATCCAGATCGGGCGGCGAAATCTTCAGAGGATTTGGCGTGCCGTTGTGCTGCACCACTGAATTATCATCCGCAACCCAGATCAGCGCCGTTCCAAAACCATCCTCATGACCAGCAACAGCATACGGGCTCAGCAAGCCGCGTTGAATGACATAGGAACGGGTGAACGGAAAGCCTGTTGGCTGTGCCGTATCAGAGTAGGCTGCTCCGAAGTTCGGGCCCCAAACATAATACTGCCCATTAAACGGAAGGCCGCGCGTTAGACCGCCGGTCTTGGCCTGCTCCTTTGTCTTGTCGGTCGTTGCAATCGTGACATCGTTCAGGCCGGAAGCCTGGATTGTCCCATCGCCATAGGTGAAGATGAAATAGCCATCCATGAACCCGACGCTATTCGGGGTGCCGATATCAGGATCAGCGAAGGCGCTCACCGCAGCAGATGTGACCGTGAACGCGCCTGTTCCTGGAGCCACACAAACCACGTCAGGCGTGGGGCTCTTGTTGTTACGCGCCCAGAAGACCTTTTCCGTCCCGTTCAGCGTGCCTGTCAGCGTGGTTTCAACGCCGCCTGAGGTAAACGTGGTCGCTTTGCCTGACCACGCCGTGTAGAGCGCGCTGCCAACCAGCAAGCCGCCGCGAAAGCCAGTTTGCGTTGACGCCGCGAACAGCGAGAGACCCGGCGACTTGCGCCAAACTACAGCGGGCGGCGTAAATCCTTTCTTGGCCTCTACATCCTTGCCGAGCGGTTCAGCGTAGCAATTCTTGAGCCGCCCCGCGCTTTCCTGTCCTGATGCGCCCGGCGAGGAGCTGAGCGGGAACGGGATCGAGACTGCCGACACTCAGAAGTACTCTACCTGCTGCGGGCCATAACCCGGAGTCTGCCGTGTAATCACCCGGATACGATTGCGCATCTGCTGAGCAGCCTTCTCATCCGACTTGCCGCCGAACTCTTCAGCCGCAGCATTCGCGACCAACTTGGTGAACGACAGAAACAGCGCGTCATCCAAATCGTCAGGATCGGCAATATAGGTCGTGCCGTCCCCGTTGACCTCATCAACCATGCTGTCGATGTAGCCATCCAGAGTTGTTGCGTCCTCGTCGGACATAGGCGTACCCACGTCACCGCCAACAAGGATGGCTAGAGACTTGCGCTGGATATCGACGCGGGTTTTCGACATTGTGCCTCACGTGAAAAGGCCGCCCGAAGGCGGCCAATTCATCAGGTAATGGGTTCTTCAACCGGAGGCTCAGCTTCCGATTTCGGCGGTCGGCCGCGGCGCTTCGGCTTCTCGTCAGGCACTTCCTCGCCCATCTCCACGTCGAAGTGGGTGTTCCCCTCGATCTTCGACATGAGGTGAGGATATTCTTCCGAATTGATCTCGGTCTCCTGCCCATCGATGAAACGAATGCCGCCCATGTGGACGACTTCGTTATCATTTTCCGGGGCGCGGTAGGTCACAGTTGCCTTGCGCATTGCAAATCTCCAAAGGTGATTGCCCGCCAATCAACGCGACAGGCGGGCAATCGGTTCAGTTGTCCATGTAGCCGCCAAGGCGCAGATCGACGGTGCCGGCGACTGCCGTTGCCGATTGCGTCGTGACGGTGATCAGGATTTCCGTGTCGGTCGTGTTCTTGAACAGAAGTCCGGTCGAGGCGAGCGTAGTGGTCGAGGTGCCTGCCTGACCGATGGTCGAAGACGACAGGTAGCGGACACCGGAACCGGCATCGCCAACGCTCAGAGCGAGCGCGGGAGAGCCGTTAGAGTCCATGTCCGTCGCGACGGCGATGATACTGGTAACGACGAAACCCGCAGGCACCATGAAGGCGCCAACGGTATTGGCGGTCACGTTATCGGCGGTGCCGATCGTGACCGTGCGGCCGAAGTGCTTCTGAGTCCGCGCGAAGCCTTGTCCGCCCTGCTG